GCCGTAAACACCTGGTCATAAATCTGCGTTGGCTCGCCTGCGTTCTTTTTGGCCGCGATGATGGTTTTAAGTTGCTCCATCGCAACTTCTGGCTTACCGTTTTCCAAGGCCATTGAAACCGAAAAGCCTTGGTTAAATTCGTTGGTCAGGCGCTCTTCGCCAAAGCCTTTACGGGCTGACTCAAAGGCTTCCCGCTGCTGCGGGTATTTGGCAATCATGGTGCTCCACGCCGTCTGCGTTGGGTTGGCCAAGACGTTTTGCATGTCGGTAGCGTATTGCTGTTTTAGCAGGGCTGCTTGTTCGGTTGCTGCTTGTTTCTCTTGCATGCCGCGATAGGCAGAGCCAAGCTGTAAGCCAGATGCAAGGCTTTGCGCTAAATCCACTTGTGGGATTTGAGCCATGTAGTTAATTGGTTGAACCATGTTGTGCCTTAAAAACCTTTGAAATTAAAGCCGCTACCGCCGCCGCCAAAACTTGCTCCAGTTCCACCGCCAAGCCCATAAGATGGGGCGCCAGCAGCACCAGCACCAGCACCTGCGCCGCCACCGAATGCGCCAGCGCCGTAGGCTGCTGCGCCAAGCTGGGCAATCGTGCCAAAGGTTTGGCCGGGAATTGATCCGGCTGCCAACTGGCCGCCCGCTGTAGCTGCACCCTGCTGCGCCAGTAGGTTGGCCACGTTCGTGCCTGTTAGCTGGCCTGCGCCTGCTTGCCCGGATGCTGCCGCTTGGCCTAAGCTGGAAATGCCGCCAAGTCTGCCGTATTGCTGCTCAATCAAAGCGTTCAGCATTTGGGGACGGAATTGGGAAAGTGCGCCTTGGACGTTGCCGCCGCGTAAGCCGCCGGTGGCTGCTGCGTTTTGCAAGATGCCGCTTTCGCCTTGCTGCACCAGCGACTGAAACAATGGGGATTGCTCAAAGCCTTGCATAGCTTGCTGTTGCGCCTCTTGGCCTTGCATGCCAATCAGAGCTTGCTGCTGGCCTAATGCGCCTGTGCCTGCCGTGACGTAAGGCGACATAAGCTCTACAAGCGCATCAAACTGCCTGCGCTGCTCTTCTATGCCTGCCTGAGATGCGGCGGCTTGTGTTTGGCCTGCGGCCTCGGCTGCTTTGCCTGCTTGCTTTGATCCGGTAATGCCACCGAATACGTCGCCGATTGCGTCTCCAATAAAACTCATGATTTACTCCAATCTGTGCGCGTCATGCCGAGGATGTAGACGCCTTTAATTTGCCCGGCTTGGATGCACGCATCGCGGCGAAAGCCTTCAATCGTCATGCCAAGTTTAAGGCAGTAGTTCTTGGCCGACTCCAAGCCTTCAATGATGTAAGCGGTCACGCGCAAGATGGGATGGGCAAAGGCCCACGCCAGAAAAGCGCAACCAAGGGCGCGTGAGTGCTTGACGGCTGACTTGTGCAAAAGCGAATGCAACTCAAGCTCAGTGCTGGAAAACCGGATCGCCATGAAAGCGCCAGCGAAGCGGTTGCCAACTGTTGCGGTCAGGTAAGTCACCAGCGGATGATTGATCGGCGCGGCTGGCCGGTGGTCGTGCCCCACTTTTGTAATGTAGGAATCAGAGTAGACCTGTTGCAGGTGCTCTGGTGTGATTCCTTCAGTAATGGCCGCGTTCAACATGCTTTCTCCGGTGTCGGGAAGAGTTGCTGGCGGCTCTGGTGACTCAGCGCCTGTATTTTCTCACATTTCGGCATTTGGTCAATCCTCCATATCAAACTTGCGCTCTTCCCATGCTTGGCATGAGCGCAAGTCGTGGCAGATAAAGTCGAATTTGTTGCAGTAGCCCCTAAAGCCTGCGCCGGTATCCCAGTTGTTGCGCGGGATGCGTTCCATTTGGGCTTGGGTCATGGTGCTGTTGTCGTAATACTCGCAGTTTGAGCAGCGACGGCGACGGGCTTCTTTCTCATCAACTTGCATGGCCTTGCCAAGCGCAACCCAGTAGACCTTGTTTGCCGTTGGCTCGTTGCTTGGGTTTTCAGGGCCAAGCAACCAATCGTCGATGACGGTCTGAGTGTTCTTTTTGTTCTCGGCTGTGGTGATGAACTCATCGCCCATCGGCAAGCCTGAAAAGCCTTTTGGGATGATTAAGAAGTCTTTCATGCTGCGCTCCTTATGTGATCTCGCGGCCTGATGCGCGGATGGTCAGCGATGTGGCTGTGCCAGTGGTGGAGATGAAGCCGCCAGAGGCCAGCACTTGGCCTACCAGCTCGGGGAATGTGTAGGTTTCGTCTGGCGCTACGGCGCGGGAGTCAACAATCAAGTTGGTGGCGCCTGCGCTGCCGCCAGTGCTGACCAAATGCACGCTAATCAGCGCGTTGACTGCGCTGGTGTTGGTGGCGGTGAACTTGTCAATGATGGTCGTGCAGTTGCTGGCCGTGTACTGGCTTGTTTGCGCGGCCTCCATTTGCTTTGATCCGATGATGGGTTTAACGGTGACGGTCATGGAAGGCTCCTTATTGTTCGGTCTGGGTAACGGCCAAGATGACCGCTGGCGCTGCTGGCGCAAAAGCTGTGGCTGCCACGGTTGCGATGCTGATGCTGGTGCTGTCGGCTGCGTACATGACTTCAATGAACTCGTTGGCAAGCAAAGATGCAATGACGTTCAGCGTCACCACCAGATAGCCGCCGTTCAACGTAATCGAAGCGACGCGGGCTGAGTTTGGCAAGTCAGTCGTGCCGTTCTTGCGAAGCCAAACCCAAACCGCCTTTTGGTTAGCGTTGTTAGATGTAATCTGCACCGACACGGCAAGATTGTATAGACCGGCCTGATCCACGTAAATGCGCGATGTTGGCGTTCCAATTGACACGCCATTGGCAAGCTGAGTTGTGTTGAACAAAAGCTCGTAAGCGGTATTGATGGCTGCTGGCGTTTGGCTGTTGGTCTTTGTAAATTCGCCATAGTAAAGCTGCTGCTGAATCGTCGGGCGTACAAAAATCAGGCCGGTTGTAGCGTTAACCCGAAGCACTGCGGCAATTGGCACAACGTTGTTGGGCGCTGTTGGCTTGACGTTGGTAAGACCGCCTGCAACCGTAGGCGAGGCGTACAGCACATCGCCAACGGCAAAGGCGCTGGTGTCAACGTCTCGCACGTAGCCAAAGGTTGTGCAGTAGCCTTTTTCACCCGTGTCTGGCAAGTCGTGGGTCATGATGCCCAAGACGTACAGCGTATCGGTTGCGCCGTTGGCAAGGTAGGGTTGCACGGTCAGCGTACTGTCAGGCACGACGCCAGCAAAGCCCACGACTGTGCCGTTCGGGATTGTCACGCCAGTGTTGTTTTGCACGCGAGCAAACGTTTCTAAGCCGATCTGCTGCACCACGCCGTAGTCCATGCCAACTTCCGCCGTCTGGTCTACGCTGTTCCATGCCATGCGCCGGATTTTGTCGGCATGTGGCGCAGATTCGTCAAAGTCGATGTAATCGGTAACGACTGAGTTGTTGTGTTGAATGGCTGGGCTGGTGCTTGCAAGGTCAACGGCATTGGCAATGCTGGCAAGCGCGTCCAAGGCTTGCACGGCTTTCTGATCTGCTGCGCCGCTGTTGACCGCTGTGTCATTGGCCAAGGCGATGATCTGCGCCAAGGCTTGATTGGCTGCGGCGTCTGCGTTACCGGCTTGAATCTCAATGCCCGGCGTGTCGCTGGATGGGGCGACGGTATCAACAATGGCAAACAGACGCTCAAACTGCTTGATCTGCTCAAAGTTCTTGAGAAAAGATGCAAGCTGATCGCGGGTAAGGTTTAGCTTTTGAGTGGCCATGCTTAGTACGCCAGTGGCTCCATTTGAGCTTCAAGCCGGACAAATGACAAGTGAGCCTGGCTGTCACCCCTGAAACGCTGGATGCGCCAGTTGCGCATGTGGCCCTGCTGAAACCACGCAAGGCGCTTGTTGCTGCCGGTCGTGCCCACGCTGATCGACTTGTCTTGGCTCCAAGACTTGCCGTCGACGCTGTAGCTGGTGCTGATCTGTGGGTTCACGCCCAAGGCGACGCTGCCGGTCAAGCTGACCAGTTCAAGGCGGTTAAAGATAGCGCCATTGCCTTCGTTGTAGACAATAATCGTGCCAAACTCCCAGCGCACTTGTTGGCCCCAATGGTGGCCGGTGTCTTGCACCAGATAACCGATGCGGCTCGATTGCGGGTCTCCAATAAGCCACTTGTTGTAAGCCCAAACCATATTCCGGGCGCGGTACTGACTGAATCCCACGAGGCTGGTGCTTAAAACAAACCAGATTGGCTCTTGGATGGCTTGCGAGGCTGCGGCGTCATAGACAATTGTGCGGTCGGGCAAGTGAACGTAAAGATGCTCGTGGTTCTTGTCGTTGCGGGCTTCAAGTTTGACGGTGGCTAACTCTGCCTCGGTGTATTGCAAGAGAATCTGGTCGATCTCTTGCGTGCTGAGTTTGCTTGCTTGAGCGTTAGCGCCAAGGTAGATACCGGGCGCTTCGTTGCGGCCAGAGCCAAGAAATGCGATGGTCTCCATAAACACGCAGCATCCAAAAGTGCCAATAACGCCCTTTTGAATTTGTGCTCCTTCAATGCGCTGGAACGGGAAAAACTCGCCGCCCACGTTGTCAAACACCTCGATGGTGTTGCGGTTCAGCGCGTAGACTTCATTGCGCAGCTTTAGAATCGCCACCACGGGGTCAGGATCGACCTCAGAGCTGCCGTACTTAAGCGGGTTGACCTGTGTGGGGTCGTTTAGCTCTGTGACCACTAGGCTTGTTCCATCGGTGGTCATGAAATAGCCGTCAACCCAAAGCACATCCAGCACCAAGCCAAGATCGGGGTCGGTCACTTGGGTGAGTGCTCCGTTCCAGTAATACAGGCGACCGCCGGACGCAATGGCCAAGCGGTCAAAGCTGTAGTCAAACGTGACCAGCGTATTAACGGGGCCGCCAACGTCGCCAAGCTCAGTGACTGTGCCATTGCTGGCAACTGTCACCAGCTTTGTGCCCATGACGCGGTAACAGATGCTATTCCAATTGATGCCGCCTCGGTCTGTTCCGGGGCCGGTTCCGTTTTCCACAATGCCATCGCCTGGGCGCAGGAATCCGTTACTGATGCCCGACTGCTTGGGCACGGGCATAAGGTTTACCGGGTAGCTGGTGCGCAGCTCGGGCGTGTTGTCGGCATAGATGCCATTGAGGATTTGAAGCTGCATGGATTACCACTTAACCTTGTTAGCCCAATACGCTGCGCTCATTTTGCCCTTGGCAATATTTTCAGCGTGTCGGGCTTTGAATGCTTCATTGCGCTTTGATCCGTCTGGCGAGCCTGTGGCGCCTTGTTGACCGAAGCGGATGGTCTTGGCTTCGTCGCCGACTTTGGCCACAACAACGTGGCTTTTGGTCGGATGCGATGGCGTGCGCTTGGGTTTGTTGTAACCCTCGACGCCAGCGCGAGCAAGCCTTGAGTCTTTGGCAGAAGCCATGATTACGCGATCCGATACCAGCTATTGGTGGCCTGATAAAAGCGCATGCGAAAGAAGTCCTCTGCGGCCAAAGTGGTCGGTGCGCCGTAAGCCGCTGCTGCGCCGTTAAGCGCCAGCGTGAAGCCGGTGATCTGCTGGGTGGTGGTCACCAGTACCTCAGTGCCGTCGGGCGTGCCGGTGTTCAGTGGTAGCGTGATCGTGCCGGTGGCCAATGTGCCTGCGGGCTGGATAACCATCCACTGCTGCTGACTGACGGGCGTAGGCACGGCCACGTTGAAGCCTGTGCCGGGTGTAAACAAGTTGCTTGCCAGCGTTGGGGCAGCAAAGGTGGTCTGAAAGTAGGCCAGCAGTTGGCTGACCGATACCTTACGCGCATCGCCGTTGTTGGGGACGTAGATCGGCAATTGATCGCCGCCTGATATTTGGCTAACGCCTGCGAGCTGGTTAATGGTTGGCATGTGGAGTCCTCAGTTGAAGTCGATGGGGCCGTCTTGCCCGGCAAGCACTGGATAAACAGGACGGCGAAGGAATGGATCGTCGTACATGCGCCACGGCTTGTTGCCTGCGCCTGCGGGCATAGTGCCGGGCAATTGCTGCTGATGAGGCAAGGCGGCAATTGATAGCAGCGTGTTGTAAGACTCTTTGGCCGTGGCTTTGGTGTCGGGCATAACTTGCTTGCCAAAGCTGGGCGCGAGTTTGATCGCCAGGTTGGTGTAGATGGCTTCGACGGATGAGTCGGGCACGCTGGTCTGCTCGTCAAGATCGCTGTCTTGCGGGTTTGATGGCAGTGGGTAGCCTAAGCGAATGCCAAGCGCGTTCCATGCGGCAATCATTGCGTCTAAGCGCCGCAAGGCTGACTGGAATTGCTCCGGTGTCATGTCGAATGCGTAGGACGCCAAGCCAATCTCCTCAAAGGCTTGTGCTACAAATTGGCGCTTAGTCCATCCCATGTCATGCTCCTGTCAGTGCGTCTTGGATCAATTGTCCCAGTTTTTTGTCTTTGGTTCTACCATCAAAGCGGATGCCGAGTTCGGCGGCCTTGGTTTCAAGCTCTTCGCGGGTTGGCGCTGCGCTGTCAATAATTGGCTCAGGCTCAATTGCCGGGGCTGGTGCGGGTTTAATCTGTTGGCGCCAGTCAAGGGGCTTGGCTGCCTTCTTCTTTTTAACGGGCTTGATAGTCCATTTCGGCTTTGGCTTTTTAAAGCCACCGGCGTTTGCGCCTGCGGCTGTGACGGCCTCAGCGGATGACGTAAACCAGCCTGCGGCCAGCTTTAGGTCGAGTTCTTCTTGCGTTTGCACGCCTTCAAAGTTGTAGGTTCCACCGCCGGGCTTGCGTTGCTGGCCGGGACTGCGGTAAATCATTGCCGGGAATAGTGCGCTCATTTCATGGCTTTCTTTGGCGCTTTGCTTGGCTTGCCTGCGACCTTGGCGGCTTTGCGTGCGGTGCTTAGTGCAACGGCGACGGCTTGCTTTTGCGGCATTCCTGATTTGACTTCTTTGGCAATGTTCTTGCCGATGGATTTGGCTGAGTAGCCTTTGCTCAGTGGCATGGTGCGATCCTATAGGGCAAAGAAAGAAGGGGCCAAAGCCCCTTCAATCATTTTACAGTTTAAGTCTGATTGAACAACAAGATGCCAGACATTTCAGGCTGCTTGTTGACCACGCCAAAGAGCGTATCCAAGCGGTACTTGATTGTCATGGTGTCGATGTCGTAAAACTTCTGCATGACCAGCTCGACGCCTTGGTCGGTGCTGGCTCGCATGACTGCGGTTCCTGCATCGGCTGGGACAGCATAGCGACCCGGCAAGATTTCCAAAGAATCTTTCTGCCAGAACACGTTGATGTTCGATGCAGCAGTGTTCAGCCAGTTGATCGGAGCAGCAGCAGCAGGCGTCACGGAGACGTTCTGGTATTGAGCTTCGGCATCTGTTGAGCCTTGATTGGAAATAATGCCTGGGCTGATAACCAAGGTCGTGCCGCCAGCGGGGACGCTGATGACGCGGAAGGTTTTCAGTTGGCCGGTCGACTGCTTGGTGATGTGATGCAAAGCAACCACGCCATCAATCGTAAACGCATCGCCAGCAACCACGCCAACCGAGTTGGACACGGTGATGGTTTGATAGCGGTTGTCGACGTTGATCTGACCGCCCACGGACGTGGAGGTAGCCTGTGGCACCAAGTAGTTAGATGCTGCGGCTTGCGTGTCGATGGTTGTGACGCCACCCAAAGCGGCTGCGATACGGTTGGCGTAGTCAAATTTGTAGGTGTCAAAACCTGCAACCATGCCGACGAAGTTGCGTTCGTAGGCTTTGTCTGACTTCGTGTTGCCGAATGAGCGCGATGCTTGCGACAGATTGCCAGCCAAGCCGTTGTAATCGCGGCTTGAGAGACCCAAGAAGCGGTCATAGTCAGGCACGCCTTGCTCGTTCATGATGCTGTCGCACAAGGCCACATCATCGTAATCGCCAGCGGCTGTAGAGACTGGAACAACCAACGTGCCTTGGGCGGCTGCGGTGTTCATGATGGCCACGTTGATGTCGGATGCAAGTTTTTGCTTGGCTGACTCGCCCAAACGGTTCTCTTGCAGCGCATCGCGCAGATCCAGCGTAGTCATTGTCCAAGGCACGGTCTTGCTGAAACCGATGGTTGATGGAACAGACAACTGGGTCATGTTTTGGTACGAGCCAGCGATGGTTGTGCCTGGGGTGCTTGAGATCGACTGAGCGATGTAAGGCATCGGACGCCAGATGGTGTCGTTGGTACGAGCCATCATGGTCTGGTCGGTGTTGTAGACGTTGACGTGACGGGACAGCACCAGCAGGTCTTGGAAACCTTCAAGGATGTCTTCAAACGCGACGCGCTCTTCTTTGCTGAATGAATTGCTCATAATTAACTCCTAAAAATTATCACTTGGAAGCTGCTCGCTTCTGCGCCCGGTACTGGATGACTTTCGTCATGTTGCCAGTGCGGGCCGCTTCGTCTCGCAGCCGTTCGAGGGTTGAGTCCACCGCCCCAGAGGATCGGCCAGTGCCTGTCACGATTCTCTCAGGCGGCGGGGCTGCCTTGCGGTTTGTAACTTTCAATTCTTTCTCCAGTTTCGCTACCGCAAAGGCAAACTTTACGGGGTCTTTGATTTCAGACAGTTCCTTGGCCTTTTTCAAGTTCTTTCCAAGGGCGTAAATAACGAGCGCGGGATTGTCTGCACCTTGAAGCACTACGCCTTGCTGGGTGACGCTGAAAAGCTCCTGAGCGACTGCCTCGGCCTCTTCGTAGTCTTTGACTTTTAGTTCAGCTTTCGCTTTACCGTAGCCGTCCAGCTTGGCTTGCCATGCTTTCTGCTGAGTCATAACTTCAGCTTCTTGCCGGGCGTTTGCATCATCGGCTTGACGTTTACGGTCAAACCAGTTTTCTAATGCTGCCTCAAACTTTTCAGCGTCATAGTCGTGTTCCTCAAGGCTTGGCTTTTTGCCGAGCGTGACTGGTTTGTTCTCAGTCTGTGCCGGGGTTTGAAGCCTGCCTTGGAGTTCACGGTTTTGCCGCTGCAATTCTCTGTTCGTTTTACGCAGCTCGCGCACCCATTCGGGGGCATGAGTCTGTTCTTCGGGAGGTGGCGCTTCCTCACCAATGGAAACGATAACGTCGTCGGATTCGCTGTCGTTGTCTTCGGAGTCTTGGCCATCGTCCTGATCGTCGGCTGCTTGTGGCGTGCCGGTGTCTTCTGGGCTTTGGTCTTCGTCCTCAATTACGAAAGTGTCTTCGTCTTGGCTGTCGTCGCCGGTTGCTGCCTTTGTGTTCATCTACTGACCCCATCAAACTCACCCATTAAAACGGCTGGGTGGATACCGTTGCTTATATTGTCCATTACTTTTAATTATCAAACAACAGGCATTGTGTTTGCTTGTTGCTCGGGCATTAAATCAGAGATCATTTTGAGCGCATGGTCTTGGGAGTCCATGTCGATGTCGCTAAGTGTCTCGACGGTTTTGGCGCGGCTGAGTTCGGCGTCTGCCACGGTTTTGACGGTATCGGCGCGGGCCTTGGCTGCTTTGGCTGATGCTTCTTCGGCTGCGGCTTGCAGGTAAACGGCGTTCGGGTCTTGCGGCTTGCCTTGCATTTCGGCCATGAGTTCTTCGGCTTCTTTGTCTGTCGGTTTAATGACACCCATGAGCAAGAGCTTCTTGCGAAAGTAAGCGTTAGCGTCTGCAATGCCTTCGCCTTCCATGTTCATCATGGCCATGCCGCCGAGCACTTGCAGGGTTTCGGGGTCTTGGGTGATCTGCATCATGCCGGTCAAAGCGCGGACAGTTGCGGCCTTCTTGCTGCTGCTGCTTGGGCCGACGTCAACGTTTACGTCAAAGATGGCGCTGGCCATGTCGTTGGCAAGGATCATCTCGCCGGTCTCGGTGTTCATGGTTGGCTGCATGAGTTCGACCATGCCGACTTCGCCAGTGGCGGCGACGGTCTTCATCTTGCGCTTGTCTTCGGTGTAAATGTCGCGGGCCATACTGAGCCAGATTTCGCCGCAGCGTTTCATGCCCTTGGCGAAATTGCTCATGTAAATAAATGCTTGCATATCCACGCGCTGCTGGATCATCTCAACGGCCTTGCCTGAGATGTTGCTGACCATCTTTTCCGCGTTACCTTGGTTGCCGAGAATGTCTTGCATGTCGGCTTCGGTGACTTGCAGGAGCGCGGCCATAGCCGGGGGAATCTGTGCGCTGCGGGTGTAAGCCACCGGGCCGCTGACTGCCTGATTGCCGTTCTGGTCGGTGATCGGGTTGATGAGCAGGTAAGGGTAGTCTTTAAGGTTGTCCTCTGACCACATGACCTGATGACCGGCGACTTGCTCGGGCGTGAGGATGGGCTTCTCAACTGACGACAAGGCGCTGATCTCGCCAAGTTTGCTGAGTTGCATGTTCTTGAGGCGCTGAGCGTCCTTGGCCAAGCGCACGTGACCCATGCAGCGCTCGATGTTGTCTACAAACCAGCGTTTGCCGTATACGGGCACGATGGGGATGCACTTGCCTGCGATGTAGCCAGCGTCTTCAAGCACCTTGCCGCCGGACATGATGTACTTATGCACGCGCTTGCGCTTGACTTTCTTTTGACGGATTTCGCGTGTGCCAATGGCCAGCAAAGTTTCCTCAAGCGTTTCGTCGTTGTTGAAGTCTGTCTGGGTGTAGCGCTCCTCCTCGCCTGCGACGGTTTGAAAGATTCTGATGGTCTCGTTTCTTTCCTCAACTTTGTAGTATTCGGCCACGTAAACCACGTCCGGGGTACACCAGTCGAATTCGTACTGATGCACGGTCTTTGGCCAGCTTGCAGGGTTGTCGCCGTAGGCATCCTCGTAAGCTGCGCGGGTCATGGATGTCACGACAAAGCAATGCTTGGCGTCTGACTTGTCCTGGCGCTTGGCGCCAAGATCAAAAAACACTGAGCTGTCAGCGTCAAAGATCGGCTCAATGCGGATGCGTTGCCGGTCGTCTTCGTCGTTCTCTTCGTCTTCGTAGATCGTGCGCAAGCGCCATGCACCAAAGCCACCGCCAACGGCCTCCTCAAAAGCGTTGTCGTAAGCTTCGTCGGCCACGGATGCTTGCTCGTCTGCCCGGTACAAACCCTCGCAGGCTTCGGCCAGCTTGTCGTTTTCCTCGCCGTATTTGCTTACAAAGTCAACGGTAATGCGGTTGTTTCGGTATTCGTTGACCACGCGCATGACGGCCAGCATGATCTTGTTGACTTCAAACTTGGGCTTGTTTTCGTACTGTTCGGACAGCGGGCCTTCCCACTGCGCACCGGCCAAGCTGTAAAAACGCCGGTCTTGCAAGCATTGAAGGCGCTCGTCGCGCAAAGCGCTCTGCACTTCGTCGAATTGCGTTAACGCTTCGTCGTGCAAGTTTGCAAGGCGTTGGTCGTTTGAAAGTCGGGCCATGTTAGTAAATCCTCATTTTGTGCTGATTATCTCACCAGCGATGGGAAACGGGCAACGGTATAAAGGTCTGAGGCTTTACGGTGCTGGCGCGGCGAATGGCTTCGCAGGCGTAGCGCAAGGCGTCAATGACGTGATTCTTCTTGTCTTCAAGCACGGGCAGAATCTTGCCAGTCAGCGGGTCTTGCTTGTAACTGTAAAGCGTCAGCTCGTCAATGGTGTGGATGCAGCGCGGGTGAACCACGATGTCGTAGTTCTTAAGAAACTCAATGCCTTCCTCGACTGACTTCGGGCCTTTGACGGCTGTCATGATCTTGGGGAAGCCGTTCTTTTTCATGTGGCTAATAGTCTCGGGCCGGGCTGAGTCGGCAACAATAGGCCACTTCTCGGCCTCGGGCACTTGCATGAATAGCTCAGGCGTGTTGACGATTTCGCAGCCCACCATGTAAGCCTCGTAATCGATGTAAAGCGTTCGGCCAATGATGTGACAGCGGACAAGCGTTGTCGGGTCAACGGCAAAGCCCCAGTCGGCGCCCATGCGGTGAACGGCATCGGCGGGGGCTTGGAAGTCGTCGACGCGCCAGTTCTTGAATACTCGGGTGCTGCTGTTGGTAAGGTAGCCGCCCATCCAAACGTGCTGATACTTGTCAATGTCGCGCCGCTTGTCGTATTCCATCTCATCGCGCAAGACGTCGGGAAACCACGGGTTGTCAGTAAAGTTGACCTTGAGGACGGTTGCGTCCTTTGGCGGCGTTAGGCCGCGCAGCAAGAAGTCCACCGGGTCAGCGTGTTGCCTTGGGTTCCACGTGAACCAAAGCTCTGACTCGGGCTTTCTGATCGTGGGCCGAAGCAAGTCAAGGCTGGTCTGGCTTAGGCTTTGGGCCTCCTCCACCCAAGCGCAGTCGTAGCCTTCCAACGACTTGATACTGTCAGCGGTATGGTTTTGCATGCCCTGAAAGATGATGGCGCCGTCGCTCTTCTTGGATTTGATAACAACGTCCTGGACTTCAAAATAAGCGCCAGCGTTCATGTCCTGAATCTTGGTCTCCAGCAGGCGCTTGACCGATTGGTTCAGGGACTTCTGAATCTCACGCACACAAACGCTGCGCCGCTTCTGATCCATGATGTGAGCCTCTATCATCAATTCGGCAAACATATGCGACTTGCCAGAGCCTCGGCCACCCCAAGCGCCTTTGTAGCGGCTGGGATTAAGCAGTGGCAATGCCCATTCTGGGGTTTGAAGTTGCAAAACTTTCAAGACTTCACCACTACGCGCTCAATTCTGGCCACCAACGGATTAGCCGCATCGCCTGCCAGCTCCAACCTGTCGCCGTATTTCTTGGGCGCCAGCTTGGATAGCAGCCATTTTCGGGTATCAACCTGCAAGCGTTGCTTTTGAACAGCGCCTGAGTCGGTTGCGCCGCTGTCAGTGCTGCCAACAGGAGTATCGGCAATCTCCAATAACTCGTTCGCCATCTTCTCAATCAGCGCCTCGCGCGCGCCCGCGTATTTTACGGCAAGCGCGGCATCCGCATTGATCCAGTCGTTAAACGTGCTGGAATGAACGCCAGCGACAGCGCAAGCCTTAAAGCAACTCAAGCCACCGCGCATACCTTCAAGCACCATGTCGGCGATCTTGGCTCGGTCTTCACTTCCCGGCTTGGTTGGCTTTGCTGGTTTCTTTTTTGTAGCCATCTTATTCATTCCAAGTCCTAGCGTGATAAATGGCCAAGCCAATCAGCACAATGCCAGCCACCAGCATCGGAGCAGCTGCCGTAATCGCCAAAGCTGCAAGGTAAAAACCTAATCTAAAAATTGTTTTCATTTTGATTCCTTTGTGATTGTGTGATTTTGTGCTGTGCTTGTATTGTGCGTCATGTTGTTCATTCGTGCCAGCTTCATTGCATCTTTAAAGTCCATGCGAAGTTGCTCATTTGCTTTTTGCTGGGCAAGAAGTTCAACATAGCATTTCTCGCAAAAGTCGATAAGGCTATCTTTTTGCCAAGTGTGAAAGCTGGGCGTTTCGTTTACTGACCGCATTTTGATTTCCTTTTCTGCCTGTGGATAACTTGTCCCAATTTTTCCGCATCCCGTTGCCCCTACCGCCCCTAACGTATACGTTTTAGGGGCGGGGAGGGGCGATTTAACGGGCTTTTGCCCCTAAACCCTAAAAACCCCTAGGGGCAGTTAGGGGCAGTTAGGGGCGATTGTTTTTCCCATTTTTCTGCATCATCATGGCCCCTGATTGCGCTTCATTTGTAAAAATCCATCCATGCTCAATAGGCTCCAAAGAACCCGAATTAAGCATTGGGGCAATGATCCCGTCTGACCTTGAGGCCTCCGTTTTGTTCTTGGCGGTGCGCTCTGACATGCCATCCTTAATCAATAAATCACGCAATGCTGACCTGCTGACATAGGGTAAACCATCGCGGTCTTCTGCACCAGATGACCACCAAGCACGCTCAATGGTGCGCATGTTTTCGTCGTGTTTTGTGGGCTTTTTGTGCGGTGTAGCTGCCGCTGCATCATCGTCCGATACGGCAACGCAAGTGGTTGCGGCGCCTCCGAACTTGGTTGTGCCCATCTCAATAATCTCCAGCTTAAAGTAAATTGTCTCTCCTTTGCCGGGCAATTCACGCTGTTTTGTTACTGTAACGGATCTCGTTCCTTCTTTTTCTGTAACCTCAATCTCGGTGTCAATGTGTGCCCGAATGCCTGACCATCCTCGGGCGCCTTTGGCCGCGTCCTTGCCATTGTGGTGAATAATCATCAATGCTGCGCCTGTTGATTGCGCCACTTGATCGAATCGAGCCATGACTGGCCCCATGTCTTCGCCACTGTTTTCGTTGGCCCCTGCGCTCATTCTGGCCAGCGTGTCGCCAATAATCAGCCTGACTCGTTGACCTTTAAGCTGCTCAATAGCTCTGACCAGCTCAATTACGTCTTGAGCATCTTGATCGCCGTTGTAGAAGTTCATCGGGACGGGAACCATTGCCAAGTTCTCAAGACTGCATCCGTGATACTTTTTAATGGCCTGCATCCGTGATCGGATGCTAGATGGTGATTCGCTGGCCAAGTACACAACTAGGCCGGGGTCTGTTTTTCTGCCATAACAATCCATGCCGCTGGCAATGGCGGTGGCCACCGAGAGTGCCCAGAATGTCTTGCCTGAGTTGCTGTCGCCATAAACCACCACTGAGCTGCCAATGGTCATCAGGCCTTCTACCAGTTCGTCTGGGGCTTCGTATTCGCTGCTGAGTTGGTCTCCAAACACCACTTTCAGCTTGTCGATGACGGCTGTTCCAGTTTGTTGAATTAGCAGGCTGGCCAAGTCATTTCCAGATTGAACGTAATCGTTGGCGTCGCCTTCATTTGGCGGCATGACCATGCGTGCTCCATATTTTGCGCTGGATTGCTCTGCATAACGTTGACCCACTCCTGATTTATCGTTGTCTGCAACAACCACGATGTCTTGAGTGGCGCCATATATTTGCCGAATCGTACCAGTGACCGGCACTAAATTGCTCGCGCTGTAGGCTATCACGACAGGCCTATCGGTGGTCTCATGAATAGTGGCTGCGGTTGCGAAGCCTTCGGCAATAAAGATTGTGCCCGGTTCGTCCGTTGTGCCAAGCATCCAGAACTTGCCTCCCGTCTGGCCGCCGGGATGATAAAGCTTGCCGCCTTCTTCATCAATGTATTGCAGCGTGCTGAGTGTGCCGTCTTGGTCGTAGAGTGGAACCATCAAGCGGCCATCGCCGGTCGTTCTAAGTCCGTGCGTTTGAATTCCTTTGCGCTTGAGGTATGGATGGTCTGGATGAGCCGCTACACCACTGAGCCAGATTTTATCAACCGTCTCGCTGGCAACTTTATGTTGTCGCTCTTGAGCAGCCTCTCGCAAAACCTTTGACTCATTGATGCGTCTGGCATGCGCCATTTCCTCAAACTCGGTGAGCTTGCGGCCAACGTCTGCACGCCATGTCACCTCCATGCCCATGCGCCAGCATCCAAAGCGGCCAGCCGGTATTCCGTCGCCAAATACCAAATACCATCCGGGCTTGTCGCCGTGTCCTGGCGATCCCTTTGTGCCTGACTTGAACCGGTGAATCTTGCCGTCCATATGGATCTCGTCAGGTGGCTCAAGCCCCGCTGCACGCATGGCATCAATAAGCTGTGCCTCTGGGGGTGCAACTCTTTTCTCTGGTGATGGCGCCCACGGGCCGCCGAGGATATTGCTTAAGTCAGCCATGTGTGACCTTGCGGCTTTCGAGGTAGTCGCTCAGGGCTTGCAAGACTTTATGAGTTGGGTTGGCGTTTGGATCGTCGCGCACCTTGCGAATGGTGTTGTAGTGGATGCCGGTGACGTCTGCTACCTTCTTGGGCATTCGGTCTGAGAGCGCGAGTCTGATCTGTTCTAGGGTCATCATAGTTTTTTCCTTTTGTGAAATAAATTTGTTTCGTTGTGCATATCTTACTCTAAATTGTGTGTTAAAGTTCAGCCATGCACCGAACTGATGTTCAGACGGGTGTTAAAAAAGGAGAGCCAAATGGCTATTAACTTGAAGACGACGGGCAGCCTGTCTGCCAATGGAGTGAAGTTGTTGGTGTACGGTCAAGCGGGTGCGGGTAAGACTGCGTTGGTAAAGACGCTGCCTAACGTGATCGTATTGTCTGCTGAGGGTGGCCTGCTGTCTATTCAAGACGCCGATCTGCCCTACATTGAGATCACCAGCATGGACGATTTGCGGGAGGCTTTTACTTGGTGCAAGGAGAGCAAGGAGGCCGCAGGGTTTGAGTCGGTGGCTCTGGACTCAATCAGCGAGGTGGCCGAAGTGGTGCTGCACCATGAGATGAAGAAGTCCAAGGATGGCCGGGCTGCTTATGGCGAGATGAACACCACTATGCAGGAGCTGATCCGGGCCTTTCGTGACTTGCCG